CCCGCCGAGCGCGGATGAGCCGTTCCGGCCCACGGTGCTGATGGAGCGGGTGAGCCGGTACCTCGAGGAGCACGGCACGAGCTCACGCCGTGAGGTGACCTCGAACGTGCCCGGCAAGGACAAGGTCATCGGCCAGGCCATCGACGTGCTCGTCGTCGAGGACTACGTCGAGCAGGCCCCGCGCAAGGGTCGCGGAGGTGGGTGGGAGCTGTCGATCCTGCGCCCGTTCCGTGACGATTCCGAAGGGTTCGAGGCCTGTGGATAACCCCGAACTGCATACCGCGGCCAACCGCGGCCCAACCGCGGCCGGGCCGCGGTTAAACGAACCGCGGCCCGCCCGCCCTCCCCTACGGGGCGGGCCGCAGTTCTGGGCCGCGGTTCAGACGTCGAAAAGCGCGAACCGCGGCCCGCTGTGAAACCACCGACCGAGACCACCGATCCCGACCCCCAGGAGCACCCGTGATCGACCCACGACAACGACGCCAGGAACAGCAGCTCACGCTCATCGCCATGCAGGCCACGCGCCTGCCGTCGATGCTCCACGCCGCATGGGAGGCCACCGAGCTGACCCTGCCCGACGGCTACCCGACCGGCGGCAACGGTGAGCACGTCGCCGGCGGTGACGTCCCACGACCCACCGAGCACGCCGTGCTCGAACGTGAGCGGGTGCTCGAGTCGGTCGAGGACCACCACAACGACGAGGCGCGCACCGTCGGCCTGGCATCGGTCGACGCATCGCTGCGGGTTGCGGTGCAGGCGTTGCGCGAGGTGCACGACGCCCTGAGCCAGCTCACCGCACGCCTGCACCACGGCCAGGCCGAGCAGCGCACGAACATGGCCGACTGCTCGGCGTGCGAACGTCCTGTGGCGAACACGCCCGTGGACCGGATCAAGGCCGGCTACTGCGAGGCCTGCTACAAGGCGTGGACACGCGCAGGTCGGCCCGACCGTGCAGGCTTCGAGCGCACCCGCAGCGTCGAGCCCGACGACGTCCCGACGGTGCACACCTCGGGGTCGACCACCGTGGACCTCACCGTCGCCGGCGTCACGGTGCGTCTGCCGACCGAGCTGGCCATCGAGTGGCACCAGCTCGAGGCGCCCACCACCGACGACGTGCAACGCCTCCACGCCCAGGCCGTCGAGCTGGGCCGATGACGTGTCCCCAGCGCAAAGGCTTGTGTCCCCACCTCGGAGGTCCTAAGTTGCTACTCACCAGAGGTGTGCCCGACTGATGGGACGCAGGGGACCAGGGCGCAGCGGCAGGGCGTGGGACCAGCTCAAGGCCCGAGTGTTCGCCGAGGAGACGCACTGCTGGCTGTGCCACCGGTTCGTCGACCAGACGCTCCCGCCCCGCACTGCGCAGTCCCGCTCGGTCGACCACGTCGTCCCGCTCGCCCAGGGCGGTGACCCGCTCGATCGGCGCAACTGCCGGCTCGCACACCTGTCCTGCAACGGACGGCGTGGCAAGAACCTGCCGTCCCAGCCATCGTCCGGCGCGACCCGCCGCTGGTGAATCTCACGCAGCGTGGTGATTCGTCGGGTTGTCCACAGATGTGAACGAACCTGTGGACTCTCAGTTTCCTGAGAGCCGACCAGCAAGACCCCACCACGATCCGCCCGGCGTCTCTCCCCACGAGTTTTCCACAGGGTTGACCACAGGCCGAGGGGTGACGGGTCGTCGTTGTCCACAGGCCGACCACGGAGGGTCACGATGAGTGATGTTTCCGCCGTGGCAGCCGCCGGCGATCGCCGGGCGACGCTGGTGGCGCTGCGCGACCGACTCGCCACCGCGATCGACGAGTGCGAACCGAAAGACCTCGCTGCGCTGTCACGCCAGCTCGTCGCCGTCACCGCCGAGATCGACGACTTGGCCGAACCCGAAGGTGGAACCCTTGCCGACCAACTCGCTGCCCGAAGGGCTGCGCGGGTCGCAGACGCCGACGCTGCTGATCGTCCCCGAACGGGCCGACAGTCTCGGCGCTGATGCCGTCGACCTTGCCGCCATCGCAGGGCTCGACCTGGACCCGTGGCAGCAGACCGTCATCGACGCAGCGCTGTCCCGTCGTGCCGACGGCCGGTGGTCCGCAATGGAGGTCGGCGTCGTCGTTCCACGCCAGAACGGCAAGGGCGCGATCCTCGAGGCGCTCGAACTGGCCGGATTGTTCCTGTGCGGCGACCAGCTCATCATCCATTCCGCCCACGAGTTCAAGACGGCGCAGGAAGCGTTCCGGCGCATCCGTGCCCTGATCGAGAACTCGCCCGACCTCGACCGACTCGTCGCCCGTGTGCGCACGGCGAACGGCGAGGAGGCGATCGAGCTGAAGACGGGCCAACGGCTGCGGTTCATGGCCCGATCGGCCGGTTCCGGCCGTGGATTCTCCGGTGATCGGGTCATCCTCGACGAGGCGTACCGCCTGTCGCCGGCGATGATGGCGGCGCTGTTCCCGACCCTGTCGGCCAGGCCGAACCCGCAGGTGGTCTACGCCACGAGCTCACCGCCCGAGGTCGACGAGTTCTCCGAGCAGGTGCGCAACCTGAAGGCCCGTGCGGAGTCCGACAACCCCGGCCGGCTGGTCTGGGTCGAGTGGTCGAACCCTGCCAACGCCGATCCGGCCGATCCGGCGGTGTGGGCAGCGGCGAACCCCGCCCTGGGCATCCGCATCGATGCCGAGTTCATCGACGTCGAGCGAGCCACGATGCCCCGTGAGGCGTTCGCCGTGGAGCGGCTCGGCATGTGGAAGGCCCAGTCGCTGTCGGCCAAGATCCCGCTGCACGCCTGGGAAGCCGTGCAGGTGTCCGAGTCGCCGTCGACCGAGCGGGTGTGCTTCGGCGTGGACATCCCACCGGACCGTGGTTCGGTGTCGATCGCGGTGTGTTCAGCCGGTGAACAGCCCGAGTCGTGGGTGTTCGAGATCGCGGACCGTCGTTCGGGCACCGAGTGGGCAGTCGCCCGGTGCATCGAGTTGTCGGACCGCTACGGCGGGTCGACGTTCGTGATCGACGCCGCCGGGCCCGCCGCCGGCCTGGTGCCCGACCTCGAGCAGGCCGGACTGCGGGTCGAGACGACAACGGCGAGGGACTACGCCACCGCCTGCGGACGCCTGTTCGACGCCGTGGTCAACTCCCAGGCGTTCCACACCGGCCAGCCCGAACTCACCGCTGCGGTGATGGGCGCAGCGACCCGACGACTCGGTGACGCCTGGGCGTGGTCGAGGTCGACCTCCGCTGTCGACATCGCACCGCTGGTCGCAGCGACATTGGCCCTGTGGGGTGCAGCGACGCTCGATGCCGAGGAGGCACCTGACCCGATGCTGATGCTGCTGTGATCGTCAAGGTGGTGCAGTCGGCGGCGCTCGGCGTCGCCCTGTGCGGGTTCTGGTTGTTGACGTCGACCGCGTGGACATTGTTCGCCGGCGGCGTGCTGGTTGTCGTCCTGATGGAACTCCACGACGCACGAAAGGACGGTGACTGATGGGACTGCTGAGCCTCCGCGAGTCTCGTTCGGTTGCGTTCTCGTCGATCCAGGACGGCATCATCCCCGCTCGCGGCGCCGGGCGTTACACCGCCGGCGTCGCCGTCACCGGCGAATCGGCATCGATGCACTCGGCGGTGTGGCGAGCCAAGAACGTCTACGTCGACCTCATCTCGACGATGCCGGTCGCTGCGTACCGTCGCACCGGCTCGGTGCCGTCGCTGCTCGCGACACAGCCGTCGGTCGTCGAGCGCCCGTCGGTGTCGATCGACCGGATCGGCTTCATCGCCCAGGTCGTCGAGTCGCTGGTGATGCGCGGCAACGTGTTCGGCTACATCACGTCGTTCGGTGCGAACGGCTGGCCGACGAACGTGGAGATCCTCCACCCCGACACCGTCAACGCCAAGTGGGACTGGCGCACCCGTGACCTCGAGGTGCGCGTGTTCGGCGAGCTCGTCGACCCGTCACGCCTCTGGCACCGGGCGGTCAACGTGACCGCCGGGTCGCCGATCGGCCAGTCGACGCTGTCGGCCGCGCGCACCGCCATCGGTGTCGGTCTCGCCGCCCAGCAGTACGGGTCCAACTGGTTCACCGAGGGCCGTCACCCCGGTGCGCTGCTGTCGACCGACCAGGTCCTCACCGCCGAGCAGGCCGGCGACATGCGCGAACGCTGGAACCAGATGGTCAGCGGCGGCGGTGTCGCCGTGCTGTCCCAGGGCATGGACTATGCACCGGTCGCCCTGACCCCCGCTGATGCGCAGTTCCTCGAGTCGATGTCGGCATCGGGTCAGGACGTCGCACGGTTCTTCAAGCTGCCGCCCGAGGCGATCGGCTACGACTCCGGTGCGTCGATGACCTACAGCAACGTGCAGTCGCAGTGGCTGAACCTGCTCATCGCATCACTGAACCCCCTCACGACCGTCGTCGAGGACGCCTGGTCGGCGCTGCTGCCCCGACCCCAGTTCGTGCAGTTCAACCGTGACTCGCTGCTGCGCATGACCACCAGCGACCGCTACGCAGCGCACGACACGGCGCTGCGCTCGGGTTGGCGCAGCGTCAACGAGATCCGTGCCATCGAGGACCTGCCGCCCGTCGATGGCGGCGATGACTACCTGTGGCCCCCCGGGTCCACCACCACCACTGACGCCGGCACGGCCGACGGCGAGAACGACGCCAGCGACGCCCGCTCCATCGCCGAGCTCATCCAGAAGATCTACCTCGGGGTCGGTGTCGTCATCACCGCCGACGAGGCCCGAACGATCGCCAACCGTGCCGGCGCAGGACTCATGGGCCCGTTGCCCCAGCCGTCGCCGGCGGCACCAATGCCTGACGCCGTCCCGTCCCCTGTGGAGACACCATGAACGAGTACCGACGGACCGAGGGCGGTGTCGTGGTTCCCGAGCGGGAATCACGGGCGCTGTCCCGTGTCGAGATCCGCATGGACGACGACACGCCCGTGCTCGACGGCTACGCCACCGTGTACGACTACCGCTACGACGTCGCCGGCGGTCCCGAGATGAACGGGTTCACCGAGCTCGTCGCCCGTGGCGCAGCGAAGAAGTCCGCCGAAGAGGCCGACGTGCGGCTGCTGGTCAACCACGGCGGCGTCGCCCTGGCCCGCACGAAGTCCGGCACGATGACCCTGGAGTCCGACGACATCGGCCTGCGCGTGCGCGCCGCACTCGACCCGTCCAACCCCGTCGTCGCCGAGCTGCGTTCCGCAATGGCACGAGGTGACCTTGACGAGATGTCGTTCGGCTTCCGCGTCCTGCGTGACGAGTGGTCGGCGGACTACACCGAGCGGACGATTCGCGAGGTGAAGCTCTACGACGTGTCGCTGGTGACGTTCCCTGCGAACCCCGCCACCGTCGCACAGATGCGGGCCACCGAGCCCGTCACAGAACCTTCGTCCACACCCGCCGTCGGTGGACGTTCCCTCGCGCTGGCACGACGCCAGCTCGAGGCGCTGCACACCTGAGCAGCAACACACCGCGCCGACGTCGCACGCCGCGCCGACACGCCGGCCCCTTCGGGCCACCTGTCGCACACCTGCGCTCACCCGGTGAACCCCAACCATCCCACCTGAACCTGGAGGTTCCCCCATGCTGGAGCAGATCCGCTCCCTGATCGCCGCGTCGCTCGCCGAGCGCGGTGCCGCCGACGAGGCGATCCAGTCCATCCTCGCGACCGTCGAGTCCGAGGGCCGCAGCGACATGAGCGCCGACGAGGTCGCAGCGTTCGACGAGAAGCGCTCCGAGCTCGCCAAGATCGACGAGCGCATCGCCGAGCTGCGTGGCCGTGAGGCCGACCTGGTCGACCTCGACGAGAAGCGTGCCGACGCCGCCAAGGCGCTCGAGGCCGTGACCCGCAACGCCCCGGTGATCGTGCGCTCCGAGGAGCGCACCTACCGGCCCGACGGCGAGCACAGCTTCCTGCGTGACGCCTACCGCGCCCAGTTCCAGGGCGACGCCCAGGCACGCGACCGCGTGTACCGGGCCCGTGACGAGGAGCTCGCCGAGTACCGGTCCACGACCGGCAACTTCGGTGGCCTCGTCGTGCCGCAGTTCATGAACGACCAGTTCGCTGAGGTGCTGCGTTCCGGCCGGCCGTTCCTGAACAACGTCACCGCCGTGCCGCTGCCCGAGGCCGGCATGACCCTGACGATCCCCCGTGGCGCGACCGGCTCGACCGTCGCGGCGCAGGAGACGCAGAACACCGCCGTGTCGAACACG